ATATATCTGCACCACCACTACCTGTTATGGCTGGTCAGAAAGCAGCATATGCAAGTATGATAGGTGTTGCAGGTGGTACAGGTAGAGATGAAAAGATTATGATAGGTAATGATGTCACTACTGTTACGGTAGGTAACAAAGTGACTAACGTAGCAGCAGGTAACCTTGTCAATACAGCAGGTGCTGGTACAATTACAATGGCAGCAGGAGTTAATGCTACTATAACAGCGTCCTCTAACGTAACTATTGCAGGAGCGACAGTTTTCTTGAATTGACTTGACAACTGTGCTATACTGTGGACACGTATGGGAAGGTCAGAGATGACTGAGGACTATCTGAACAAAGTTGTTGTAGATGTGGAATCACGTTGCGTCAGGATTTATTCTGATGAAGGTGAGAGCAATACAATTGACTGTTCCGATGACTATGAAGCATTCCTTCGAGTCGTAGAACTATGTCGCAACGAAGCATCAGACGAGACTGTCTACGCTCCACTCTCAGATAACTAATTTGAGGGCAAATTCGACTTTTAATTCCCTAAAAGTCGGAAAAAAAACTCAGGCGGTTTTTACCCCCTTTAGTTTTTTTATGTTATACTATATACATCACCAGAATCCGTCGTTATGGCTCAACAGACCAACAAACCAGACCAATACGGTCTGTTTTCATTATTCCCGATGTTCGTATATCGTGGAAAACTTCAAACACACGCAAAGTGGAAAGAATTAATTGAACCAGTTCTGACTAGGAGATATAAAGAGCAGAATTCAAATAGCAATACACGAGATACTGGTGGTACAGCATCTTGGAATTGTGATTGTTATACAACATTTTTTGACGAAAGTATGATTGACCATAGTAAGGATCCTGAGATTCCTTACGGTGAGTTGCTTCAAGACTGTTCTCAGAACATTCAAGAGGCTATCAAAATGGCAGAGTTTTATCCTCACGCATTTTTGGTCGCACAACAGTGGTTTAACGTATATGGTCCTGGACAAAATCAGGAACCCCATAATCACGTTCCTTCACATTTGTCTGGTGTCTATTATATGAAGTACGATAGTGAACTTCATAACTCGACCACATATATGAATCCTAATAAGATGTTTTTCGAGGCACCTCGTTATAACAAGCATTATTACGATCCTGAGTTATGTGGCTATGGATGCTATAAAGAGGAAATGACTCTACAAATCGATGAAGGCGATGTTGTCATTTTCCCTTCTCAGTTGGAACATATGGTTCAAAGGCAACCTGGTATTGTCAAGAATCCTAATGGTGAACTGTATATGTCATTCTCCTTTAATGTTGAATTGGTTACAGAATCCGAAGCACAGCAACGTCTAGGTGGCAACCCTAAAATGGATGCAAAACCAGGTGATTATCCTACGACATCCATTCCAACAGAAGGAGGTCCGCCAAATCCAGAAGGTAACCAATCAGGTGAATGGTCTTCTGACTGGTTCTAGTTTCAACACACAAGGGGATGCAAAAATTCCCCTTGTTTGCTAATATAATAAGTATAACTAATCTTATTACTAATGAACGGCAGATTAGACAAAGTTGCAATGACCTCCAAACTTATGCAACTTAAAAGGGAGCTACACTACAAATGTGAAATTGGAGAAAAAGGAGAGTGGGAATGTAGAGGTGCAAATGAGTACCTAAACAGAACTCTCGATATACTTGATGAATACTATCAATGACACCAAACATACACGACATACCTGGAATAGGTGCCTTCTACACAAAAAAAGAAGTAGATGAACTGATTAAGGCTGCCGTGGATGAAGCAAGAGCAATCGATGAAGAGTCGATGCGTAAACACAACCGAGACGCTACAATTATCTCAATGATACTCGGTTTTATCTGTCTAGCACTATTCGTAGACGGATTACTAAGAATTTTAGGTATTATACCTCCATTTATGGATTTGGACGTTAATGTTATAGATGATGTTATAGAAAGGGTTGAAGATGATATTATGCCATTAGTCCAACCTACTTTAAAGAAGGGTCTCCAATACATACCTGGTAGATAATATAAATACCCAAAGGATATCCACATACAGTATTTTAGGTAATGGCACTTACCAGATTAGAGAATCTTATATCCAGTAAGACTGGACGTTTCGTCTACGTTTCTCCTGATGACTTTAACGCATCTGACGACGTAAACAATAGGGGTAATTCTCCCACCCGACCATTTAAGAGTATACAGCGTGCGTTTCTTGAAGTTTCACGCTTTTCATACAAATCAGGACCAGATAACGACCGTTTTGACGAGTTCACAGTCGTATTGTCTCCAGGAGATCATTATATTGACAACAGACCAGGTGTAGCTAGTGCCAGTCTTATACCTGATTTTAGTACTAATGTTAACTTTGACTTAGGTAACTCTCAGAACGACCTATACAAGTTTAACCCATTAACAGGTGGATGTATTGTACCTCGTGGTACTTCTCTAGTTGGTATGGACTTAAGAAAGACAAAAGTCCGTCCATTATATGTGCCTAACCCTACTGATGATACTATACCAGAATCATCTATATTCAATGTAACTGGTGGATGCTATTTCTGGCAATTCTCTATATTTGATGGTAAGCAGAAGGTATATTTCGACACTACAGGAAATAAGGCCAATCCTACATTCTCACACCATAAGATCACTAACTTTACTTTTGCTGACGCAGAAGATTTAACTCTTTATTACGATAAGATTGGTGATGCATACATTAATATGGTCACCGACATTAACGTGGACGGTGCTATTGAAGAGACTGACCTAGAAAACAGAATTGTTGGTCCTCTATCAGATAAGAAGATTATTGAGTCGATTACACCTCAGACACTTGGTGGTAATGCGACAGAAATTAAAATTAAGACAAAAGCACCTCACGGTTACTTTGTCGGACAGTTTGTTACGATTGATGACACTGGTCTAACTAATGACCTTCACGGTTCATTCCTAATTACACGTTTAGACCCTGCTGATAATACATTATTCTATTATCGTGTTAATGAGAGTATTACCTCTCTAATTTCAGGTACTACCTATACTACTGCATCTCTACCTCCTAACAGGTTGAATGAGAACGCTATTGTACAGGCAGAGATTGATACTGTTGACTCAGCGTCACCATATATGTTCAACCTGTCTATCAGATCCACTTGGGGTCTGTGTGGTATGCACGCTGATGGATCTAAGGTTACTGGATTCAAATCTATGGTTTGTGCACAGTATACTGGTGTATCACTACAGAAAGACGATAGAGCATTTACTAAGTTTAACGAAGAGACAGCACAGTTTGACTCAGCGTGGAATGGCGTAGCTGTAACAGATCCAGAAGAATTATCTACTGGTTCATTCGCTACTACACCATATCATACTGATGGTAGAGCATACTTTAAGAATGAGTGGCGTAATGCTCACGTTCGTCTGTCTAATGATGCTTTCATTCAGGCAGTTTCGATCTTCGCTGTTGGTTTCGCAGATCACTTCTTAATTGAGTCTGGTGCTGACATTTCAATTACTAACAGTAACAGTAACTTTGGTAATACTGCACTAGATGCTATTGGATATAAGGGATATTCCTTCTTCCAAGATAAGCACGGTTATATTACTGATATTGTTCCTCCACAGACAGTTGATCTAGAAGATACCACAGAACCTCCATACTACGGTATCGATATTATTGCGTCTAAAGAACCTTCTGGTATGACACGTGTCTACCTATCAGGTGAACCAGACGAGATTTCAGATCCAGATAAGACACCAACATATATTCTACAAGACTATAAGATCGGTTCTAAGCGTGATGACAGAATATACTCTAAATTAGAACCAGACATTGCTGGTGGTGAGGCAGGTCCACAAGAGAAGTCTGCTGAACTATCTCCTAACGGTTTTAACACATATACTGTTTCTACTCTTTCTACTGCTTCACAGTCAGTACAGAACTCACAGGGTGAAACGATTACATATCGTACCACAATCTTTACTTGTCCTGAAGCACACGGTTTATACACAGGTAGCCCTGTTCGTCTAGTACCAAAGAGAACCAGTAATACTATTGCTGATGAATTAGTTCGTCTTCCTAAGGGATTAGAACCTAATACTGTATACTATATTATTTCTCCAGGTCGTCATACAGCACCTGTTCCTCCAGATCAAACATTCCCGACAGAGGATCTAAACACATTCCTATTGGCAGCATCTGAAGATGACGCTGCTGCTGGTAACGCTATCTACATTCCAGAAGGTTTAAACTCTGGTGTTCAGATAGAGATGTTCCAATACATCTTCGATGTTATCCCAACACCTTACAAGTATAAGATCACCAATGCTGATCCTGCTACTAATGAGTTTACACTAGAATCTGCACACGTTTTTGATAAGGGTTTTGCAACTAAAGCAGCAACACCTGTATTCTTCCGTGCTAAGCCTGGATCTCAACTTCCTGGTGGACTTGATAAGAATAAGATGTATTACGTCATCTATGACAATACTGGCGGTAATACTAATAAATTTAAGATTGCAGAGTCTGCTGCACTAGCTATCCAAGGTGGTGGTGTTCCATTTAGTATTACATCTAGTGGTACTGTTGGACAATTGGGTCAAGACGAAATATTTGTCTTCTCTTGTAACTCTCGTCACCCACTAAGGTATGACCCAGAAATGACTGCTTCTCCATTAAGGAGTGGTCACTGGTATATGAATGTACTTAATACAGGTACACAACCTAACCAGATATATCAAAGAATTTCATCTCTCACGGAGTATACCAGTGAAGAAATCATCTCAACTTCAAATACATACATCAAACGTATCAACGATAGACGTAGGGAAGATGACCGCATCTACCGTCTCCGTTACGTCGTACCCAAGGAAGTTGACAACGTACGTGAACCATTGCTCGGTTATGTCCTTAAGATCAGGACTGACGAGAATAGAAGACTAAGACCTCAGAAAGTTGTTCTTGAAGCACTTGATGGTACTACAGATCTTCCAACATTCTATGGTGGAGATCCTACTATAGATGGTCTTGGTAATAACTTACCTATTCAGAGTGACTTTAACTATGATCCATATCTAACTGGTAATAGTAAGTCTCTCGTAACTGACTCTGGTGTTAAATTCACAATTGAATCAGCAAGACAGAAGACAATAACAGGTGTTAATAGAATTGAATTAACTGTTGTAGATCACACTATCAACACTAACATAGCTGCTGGTACTGCACTAGCATCTGGTACTATACTTACAGAATTTAAACTAACCAGTGTTGCTGGTGGTGGATTTATAACTGGTAACTCAGTTGCTTGGTCTGGATTCTCAAGTAGTTCTCCTATTAGTGGTACACTTCCTACTGTACATAAACAGTATACTGAGGGTGGAAACACATATGTTGTTGTAGCAAGTGACTTCTCATTACTTCCTTACATCAAGTACGATGCTGGTACAAGTACTATACTTGCTAGTGGTAGTGGTACTGGTATATTGGCAGAGAAGCCAAATGGTGGTAGAGATGACTTTAAAGACTATGCTGATGATCTAGGTAGACAGTATGTTATCCAGAATGCACCAGTTTATACACTAACACCTGGTGATTTTGTTAGAGATGAAACTGACGGTAATCAGAAAGACTATAAGATTGTATCTGTAGAAGATATTGATGAGATTACAAATACCTACTACATCTATCGTGTTAAGACTCTTCGTAAGAGAATCTATAACCAGCAAGATGGTATTTACTATCTAACTGCTCTACGTGGTGACTTTGCACCATCTGTAAGTGAGTTTAACTCATTCAAGTTTGGTCATCCAACAGAGAGACTATATCCTGAACTATTTGCTGACGATCCACTATGGTTCGACCCTAATGGTGATGGACAGACTGTTGCTGATGCTCCAGCAACTATATCTGTTGCTGACAACTATGTTCACGGTCTTGTTGTTGCTGATGACAATAAGAACAGTATTACAAGGGAGGCTACAGAAAGCATCCTAGAAAATATTGGTAGATTTGGTAGCGGTGCTGCTAATCCTGTCACTCTTAGTGCAATGGAAGGTAAGGCAGTTGCCTCTCGTGAAGATCGTTTGATTGGTGTTGAAGGTAGTAGTAGTGATGTTGCTGACCGTAGGTTCTATGTTGAACTTAGACGACCTTCACAGGCAAGATCTGGTAACCACACATTTGAATATACTGGATTTGGTCCAGGTAACTACTCAACTGCATTCCCATCTAGACAGGAATACGTTCTATCTGATGATGAAGTCCTCTTCTCTCAGGCAAAACGTCAAGACGGTGGTGTTGTATTCTACTCAGGTCTAAACGCTAACGGTGATCTATTCGTTGGTAACCAGAGAATCAATGCTATCTCTGGTGAAGAGACTAAGATTGATGACTCTATTCTAAGGGTAGCTGGTGAGAACGTTGATGAGGAAGAGAATACTAATGATATCACGGTTGATACATTAACTGTTAATAATAAAGTTAAGTTCAATCTATCAAATGACTTCCTAATATCTGCTCTTGGTGGTACTAAGTTTACATCACCTGTTGAGATCGCTCTATCAGAAGATCCATTTGCTAATAGTAGTGATGATCCTCCTGCATTAAAGATTAAGAGTGTTGGTAATATCAGTAACCCATCTGTTGATGCGACACTGACTACAACTGATATGGAAATGAACCCAGTGTTCAAACCTAACAGTATTAAGTTTGCTCAATGGATAATTAACCCACGTAATGAAACTAGTGGACTTGAATATGCAATCAAGACTTCTGTAGATAAGGTTGTACCTGCTTCAGAAAGTTTCAAACAAGAAGGTACAATTGAACTTCGTGGTACTCAGACAGTTGGTGAAGCACATAGAATTGCTAACGTCAACTATAACACTACACTAGGTTGGATATACACTCAGATTGGTGGATATCAAGGTGGTGAAACTCCTGAGTATGGATGGAGAGAATGGGGTGTAATTGGTGCTGATGCACTAACCACATATACTACAGGTGGTGGTTCTACTGCTAATGATCCTGGTAATGATATGAGGTTGGGTATTAACCTCAGAAACGTACGTACTACTAATGCTAGTGTTATTCCAACACAGACATTAGATGTAGAAGGTTCTGGTATCTTCCGTAACTCTCTATGGGTTGGTGGTGATAACCTTAACCCTGATGGTCAGCATACACTACGTGTATTTGATGATGATGGTAATGGTATAGGACGTGTACACGTTAACAGTGGTGAAACAACAGAGACACTAGCTAATATTGGTCTATGGGTTGGTGGTGACACTATCATTCGTGGATCTGGTGCTGGAACTGCTCCCGTAGAATCTGTTGGTGGTGGACAAGCACAAGGTAACTTGACTATTGATGGTACCTTTACTGCTTTAAGTAATGGTTCTCACGAAATGGTGGGTGACCTAACAGTTACCAAGGACTTGTATGTCCGTGGTGGTAATATGAAGATGTACCAGATAGATAGCGGTACTGATTTACGTATTGATGTACAACAAGCTAACACTGCTGCTTCTTCTAACTATATCACTGCACACGGTCAGAACATTGTAATTGGTGATGCAATCTATACTAACGATCATTTTGACGATGCATCAACTGCTAAGTTAGTTGCTCTCACAGATGGATCCGCACGTATCGGTGATGCTGATAGTGGTATTCAGATGACTGATACCAGTATGGTTTCTATTGGTGCTGCTACACCTGACATTGCACAAAGACTATGGGTTAAAGGTTCTACCAAGATTGAACTTGATAGTGCTGAACTATTCTCAGTATACAACCAGACTACTCCTAGACTTACAATGAATAAGGATGGGCGTATTGATCTAGTTGGTTCTAGTACTCTAACTGATCCTAGAGGACGTTGGGATGCTAATGGTGCACTATCTATTGGTAATGACTTCTTAATTGCTAAGACACATATCAATGATGATGTAACTTATACCATTGATTCACAAACTGGTGACACAGTTATTGGTAATGATACAGATAACTCTGGTACATTAACAGTTCATAGTAACACTAACTCCTCTGATAAAGATACTGGTGCAGTTATAATTGCAGACGGTGGTCTTGGAGTTGAGGGTAACATCAATGCTGGTGGAGACATCAATGCTGGAGGAAATATATCCTCTGCTACTGGTGAACTTGATATCAATAATGGTGGATCTAATAACTTCAAGGTTAATACTGACGGTAGTATTGACATCAATCAAGTTACTGGTTACTTTACACCTACAGGTGGACGTAAGTGGGTTGGAGTTGGTGTAGACACTACTCTAGAAGCTAATACTAACTACTATGTTACTACATTTGGTGCTGCTACATTAACGTTGACATTACCTGCTGCTCCTCAGAAAGGAGACGAGATACGTGTTCTAGATACTACAGATGGATTGACTTATAATAAGTCTATCATCGTACAATCACCTCAGGGTGGTACCGTCGTTCCTGTTCAAGGAGACTCTCAAGGTCAACTTGTTATTCAGACACCAGGTGCTGGCTTGGGTCTTGTTTATCTTACTGCTTCAATCGGTTGGAGACTAATTGAACTATAATGAAGAATCTAGCGTCAATAAGAGGCTTCAAAAATGCCTCTATAGGTACAATAATGTCGTGGACTGGTACCACAGGTGATTTGCCAAAGGGTTGGCTAGCCTGTGATGGTACGACATATAATGATGCTGATTATCCTGCACTAGTAGCCGTTATTGGATATACCTACGGTGGTAGTTCAGGATCATCTACTTTTGTTCTACCAAACTTAAATGGATCGAATAGAGTACCAGTCCATAAAGGATCTGCATATTCATCTTCAACAGGTGGATCTACGACAACAAATATTACATTGAATGCTGAATGGCTTATATTAAATAGACCAAACACAACTGTATCGTTTTCACCTCCACAAGCTATACAATCTACTGGGCCAGGTGGATGTATTTGGGAACAGGTAGCAACTATTCAACCAAGAACTTTACCTCACGATTGTTTACCAGCACACAACCACACATATACTATACAAAACTGTAATGACCAGAGAACTGGTACTCCTAGTGGTGAATCTGGTGGTGATAATACTCCTGCGTGTGCAGTAGGTCACTATCCTAAACCATTTGATTCAGTTGGTAGTGGAGCAGCTCATAGTCACGGAAGTGTTAAATACACTGTAGAGAGAGGAAGTATTCAAATAGCTCCTTATACTAGGGACTACGACGCTACTAATAGTACTGTTGCTCTAAATAATAATCCAGGTGTAGGTAACTCTCAACTGGCTATGAATCCTCCATATCAATCAGCAATATACATCATTAAAGCATTCTAATGGCAAAGGTATACGCAGCAATTAAAGGAGCACAAGGTGTAGCACCAGGAGTTATTGTACCTTTTTCTAGAGAAGTGCAGAATAGTAGTCAGCAGATGGATCGTGTACCTGCTGGGTATTTGAGATGTGATGGTTCGACATATCAAGCACAAGATTATCCAGATCTTGCAAGAGTTTTAGGTGTAGGTTCTGCTGGTGGTAGTGGAATACCTGCGTGTAGATATCCAACAGGACTTGCTGGTACTGCATTATTAAATCCTGCACTAGATGCCGATGGTAATTTTACTGCTGGCACATTTTGTGTTCCTAATTTAGGTTCAAAGCATTTACAACCTAGTAATACAGCAGGTAGTCAGTATCTTGGCGATCCAGCA